CGACACTTTTCACTAAAAGAATCCATTTCTTTATTCTTATGAATTTTCTTAATACCCATATAGGGTAATCAGTAAAGATTAAATCCTCATATCCGAGAATCGATTAACATACCAACGGGCCGTTTCAACCCCAAGGACAATATGTTAGGCGAGGTAGGAAGCAGTCAAGCTTAACAACCCTCAGGGAGAGGAAAAATGCATATAAATATTCTAGACAGTAGTAATATAGAATAGCCATGGGAGTGCCCTATAAACGATTAACGCAATACGCCTTATGGTTTACGCAAGTATTGTATGATCGATGGTGTAGTTCTCAACTTCGACTCGTCGACCTTGTCACTTTATGTATAATACAACCCACCCCAACAATTAAACAATTAACCATGAACACTTACAATTCCTTATCATTATACAACGCAGACTTATTAGGCGGCCATAACAATTGGACCAGGACCTACACTAAATCGCAATTATCATTCATCAAACTTTTGTATTCACTGTTCAGAACGGTTGATCCATATAACATATATAAAGCCATTTATCTCACGATAGGGATTAATGATTATATTTCAAGTGCATGGGACCACTATGCCACCCTGCCAAATACAGCGTTATTGCCGTCTTGGCACCGAAATATATTTCATGTTTCGTCTGATTATAATCTCACACGTAGGTATGCTAAGGCTAAAACTGATCCAATAACAAATCACAACAGTTATATCCAAAATTCACTAGGGGGCAATTTAATTAAGACCACAACAATGTGGCGAAGAAAAGCACAAAGGGCAAAACAACGGGTGTCCGCTGTGTTTATTTTCTTTCCAACGTTGAGTGTTGAAGCATTGCTTAAACATTTTAACAACCTCAAAATCGAGAGGGTCTATTTAATAGATTACAATTATGACAACCCAGACATAATTGTGGAACGTATATCTGACAAAATTAGTATCACTAATGAACTTGGGAATACTCGCTGTGATAGTAGCGGTAACACCCATTTCGTTGATTGGTGGACTCAGTCAGAGTATATGAAATGTGGAAAATTGAAATATTTCCACGTAACACGCAGTACAATTGAAGGTTCGTCGCTCTATGTGGTAGATAGAGTTAAATTTGACAAACCAATAAGCGTACAACCAAGTAATGATATACGTGTGACACACAGTAAGGGCTTATTCGCCCCTGCAACCATGTATAGTTATATACACTATGGGCGTCAGTTTTTGATACCCAGGCCATATTATAACATCATTGCATTAGAAGTATTGGGTAAGGCCGATACAAGAGACAGCCGTAGGACAGTCACAGGGAGCATAAAACTTAAATTAAAAACAGGGACGTTTGGGACATACGCCAATAACATAAGATTCACACTTAATACATTGATATCTAAAGCATTTGATGATTCTAAAACTGATACCATCAAAATATTAATAGATAACAATAACCCGATTAATAAATTAAAAGCTGAAGCACATAATACTGCTCTCGAGTATAACCGAACGTACTCAACGATGCTTAGTCAGCGCATACGACGCCTACAAATCATGATTCTACAACACAAGTTCAAATTAATGTTGACAACATTTTTGACTTTTTGCGTGTGCATTTTAGCATTCCTTATATTTATTGGCATAGTCATTGTCATTACAATAACATCTAAAAGCAATACACAAAATTTGACCCAGACAGTTAATACACCAACTCTGGATCCAGAATCAATACCATATGAAAAATGGTGGGTTAGGCCACTAAAGCTTATTGCCATACTTGTAATAAGTTGTGGTTCAATCACCACACTCATACTATTCACATTACTAATCCTTATGGCTTTATATTACTGTCATATTAGGAAAAAAAAAAATAAATATGTACTGTGGGAGTACTATAAAAATTACACAGATAATAATTTGGCCATACCAAATATGTCTAAGGGAATAGCCGTCCCACCCAAATCAGGTCTATCAGATATCGAGTCAACGGCAGACATCAACCATCCAATAAAACAAAATAGTAAATTAATAATCCACGACACTTTCGTTGAGCCAGTGGATATCAAACCCGGGCATTACACCATTTTTGGGAGGTGCGATATTGACAACCCTGTAGTGACCATGGCCGAGTCTAACAGAAATCTTATAATATGTGCAAAAAATAGAGTTATAAGACTAACTGATATACCCCATAAGGGCATATGGGAGAAGGTAGTAGATTATTCCCTCACAACCACAAATATATCGTTCAAAGATAACACGTTTTATATCAAAACAAAACCCAGGCTAATACGCAAAATAGTAGTACGGCCTAACCCAGTTTACTTAGAATTAGAACAATTACTAATAGAAACAAGAATCAAGTCCACCCGACGCAAAATTAAATCAACAATGCTATCAACTAAGGCTACAATAAAGGAAGAGGTGGAGGAAGAGGTATACACAGAACATGAAGTGATTATCACATCAGTGAAACATCATATAGATAACATAAAATCCCCTAGGAAGAAGAAACTTGGACAAGACTGGCTCATTAAATGGGCAGCTAACGATGCAGATACATCACCGAACTACTCACTGATGCTTAAGTATGAGAAGACCAATTTAATGACAGTTAATGGTATACCAAAAGGGAAAAAATCGCGAGCAATTAACAAAGCAGCCAATAAGTTTCAGTATCCAATGGCACCCTACATAAAAGGGTTAACAAAAGCTCTTAAGTATGTACACTCAATGGAATCAAGATCATTTATGGCTTCAGGATGTACTTTTGATGATATAACAAAGTGGTTTAACATGCACATTGGCAAATACAATAACCCAATATTGATTAGTAGTGATCAAACGTCGTTCGACTGTTCAATCCATAAGGATGCAATTGCCCAAACCCATAGGCAGTATAGAATATGGGGCATTAAGAAGTATAAAGCGCGTGGCATATCAACACCAAAAAACCTAGCCAATCAATACATGAAGGCACAAATGAAATTTACAACAGTGCATTGGGCTAAGTCATCAACAACCGGTCGAAGGGGTAAAATCATAACCGTTACAGGTGAGGGAACCCAAAAGTCAGGGGACAATGACACATCAGTAGCAAATACTAAGCTACTAATAAATGCTTTAAACTATTACATGCATACCAAGTCTATCATTAAGTATAATTGCGCAGTCTTAGGCGATGACAACTTAATGATCGTCGAAAAGGAGGATTATTTAAAAATGAATGACCTCAAAGAATATATGAGTTCCTTAGGACTAACAATCAAGGTATCGGCAACTGACCACATAATAAGGGCCGAATTTTTATCAGGTAGGTTCTATTATATTGAATCAACTCAGAAATACCATTTTGGGAAACTACCCGGCAGGACGTTACAGAGATCTGGATGGATGAAACGTACTTTACTCGATGATTACACCAAATCTGAAGTACTTCTCATTTTCAAAGGATCACTGTTATCACAATTAGCCGGTGTTAATCATATACCATTTGTTAGAATATATTTCAAACATTACATTAAATCCATAAAGGGTGAGGCCATGTATCATGAAGATGCAATACCATACATCCAGGGCACGTCACTATATGAATGTGACAGTGGAACGTGGGAGCAGTTCACACGCCTCTATGGTCTAACTAGGCACGATGAGGCAAAATACAAAATGCAGTTAGAAAAAGATTTTAATAAGTTAGGATTTAGTCACCTAGCAAAGGACCCATGGCTCGCCATACTACTTAAGGTTGATGGGGAGTCTGGGATTAAGCCTACCAATTAAAATGCTCCTTTGATTAATACATTATTATAGCAAAATTATTAATCCGGAAATTAGGGCCGTAACACTAAACATCAGAGTAATGACAAATAAATTACTTTACAAAAACAACAAAAACATGAAAAAAACAATGCAAATCGCAAATAAAAAATCAAAAACAACAAAAAACACAAAAACAGTGACAATACCAAGATTAATCCACTTGGGTCACATCAAAAACAACCCGCACCTACAAATACATCAAATTGCTAACACCAACCAATTTTTTAGTTTGAAAGGTGTGGCCAACAAAGCTGGACAGATTGCCAAGCACGTTTGGGATAATCGTGATATAATTGGCGAGGGGACACAAGGGTTGATCAATCTACTTGATGGTCAATTCATACCAGCTGGTGGCAATGCCCTAAGCATTGTCCGAAAACTAGTCGAGCGGTTTAGGCCCCGTAACAGAGAAGTAAGGCAGAGGACTTACAATTCTAATTCTCTAACTAGTGACATACCATTAAGACAACAATTCAAAATGGAAAATTATGGGCAAGCCAAGAACTTCAGACGGAAGTTATTGAGCTTTGAGATACGTACACCATTAACACCACTTGAAACAGAAATCTTGACGTATGACTTATCCCCAAGCAACAACCTACTATATGACTGGTTGTCAGAAGTTACTGAGCATTATTCACTCTATACAGTTAAATCACTTAAATTCTATTTTGTGACAGCTCAGCCAACATCGGCACCAGGTGGAATCACAATTGGGGTAAACCCAAATGTGGCATCTGACATACCACAGTCATTTGAAGACGTAACAGCACTCAAGGGTGCAATTACAGCACCAATTTATGGTGACTCAGTAGTCGTTGAAGTAAGTCAAAGTGCCCTAAAACAGCGTAAGAAGTTTCTCATCAAAGAGCCAGTACTACCAGTGGAAAACACAGATCCAGCGTCTTCCCCAGGGCGACTTGATATCGCATATAACTTCACAACTGGAGACACTATCATAGGTAGGGTCTATGCAGAAGTAGACGTTACATTGTATTCCCCAAAACTTAGTGACTGTATTAGAGGCTTAATGCTTACACGTACAGTACCAAGTGCCACGGGCCTTCTATTCGATTCGGATATGAAACCTTGGCCTAGTGGCATGCCTTACGTATTCATTAATTCCTCCACAATTGATTTATATGGCAGTGGGACATACTATATGACAGTGTACGAGGAGATTGCTGTAGCCCCAACAGGCGCACCAACTCCAGCAGTAATCACCGGTATTAGTACAACAGTGATTGGAACACATTCTGGTAGGGATGGCATTAACAACCGTCTATACTACTTTATGGAATGGTCCAATACCGGTGGTGCACCAACTCGAATTTACATAGCTCCCCTCATTTGGCAAACCCTTAAGTGTGTAGTATCTGTATCGCGCCTTACTCGTGATGCTAATCCACTAACTTATGGACCCCTTGTCAGTGAAGAGCAATTACGCATAAATAAACTCGAATTTCAGGTTAAACAACTAACTAAAATGTTTGACCTTGATGAAACAACCACGCAATCATCACAACCCCTAAATTATCTTTACCACGATAATTAACCCGGCCAATACACCAGTATTTGGTTCACTATCAACAGAAAAACACAAAAACAACACACAAAAACCCGTTTGGTCCAAACCAGGCCGCATCGATGAGATGTAAAATCGTGTGGCC